AAGTATCCTGGGCCGCGTGAAGAACTTCACCTATGTCCAAGGGTACGTGATGGACCAGTACGTCATTGATAGCACTTGGTACGAGCCCTACGGCCGTCCCCTGTACCACGTGTTTTTCAATTCTTCTAATCGTTTTTTTCGTCGCTGGGTGTCTCTGGACGCGCCGGACGGCAATCTGAGTGTGTACGCAGAGACTTCGACTCATTCTGTTCTCCCTTGATATTTTCTTCTATAAATTGAAGCGCCAGCAGAAATGTGAAAAAAACTGGACAAAATGTTACCCACGTCCAATAGGCCAAAAATAGAGGGAAGAAGACATTCATCTAATTACACTATGTTCCAAAGCTTTATGAGTCCTCTCCTTCCTCGCCCTCCTCCTCTCCCGCATACGTCTCGCGAGCAACCTTCAGGGCGTGCGCCTTGGCCACCTTCTCCGTCACCTTGAACCCATCCTTGTCCTGGAGAGTATCCTCAAGGACCGCCTTGTACACGTCCGACTCAAGGAGCGCCGCCTTGAGAGCCGTGCGGACCGCCTTCATCTTGTCCTTGAGAGCCTCCTCGCGCCAAATGAGCTTCTGGATTGCGTCCATTGTATTCTGTTTTTGTAGAGCTGGTCACCTTTATTGAAGGCTCTTGGGCACGGAACTTCTTTCCTTCAGGGCCGCACTTTGTAGGATCATCTCTCATGACGTCCGAGAACTGATAAATTGTGTATGGTTTGCGAATTCCCGCCTTGGGGCCCTTAAAGCGGGCCCATAGACTACAGTAACCGATCTGACCGTATTTCGTGGGGACAAAGTGGACACACTTGTGACAAGGGGGGTTCATTACACAACAATAGGTTAAGGTCCTTAAGGAATGTACGTATCCGATCCAAAACTCACGTTCCGCGCCGTCTTTCTGGGAGCCCCGGGACACTGAGGCGAAGTCACCTCGGGCTCACCCTCGTCCTCAGTCTCGTAAATTGCGGCTTCACGGGAATCCGAGTCTGAACAGGCCCGGACCACACAGGCCTTGAGTCTGTGACCCGCCTGAGAGACTTTGTAAAACCAGCAGTTATTTTCACTTTCAAAGATTTCCCAACCGATAGGCCGCTCCGGATCCCTGACTGAGATGACTGTTCCGTCGTTTCGGATGATATAGAGTTCGTTTCGCTGAGGCTCGACTTCAAAATCTGGACCGTGACCGTAGGTCGAGAAGGTCCTGCATAGAGAACCGTCTGTAGGGTAAACAGGGTCAATCACGTCGACATAGAACTGGAGGCCCGGACGGATGAGTCTTGACATTTCTTTAGTAATGCTTCTTTTGCTCTAACTGCTTGTTGGGCTGGCGAGACGAAGTTTCTCACCCAAAGGCCGTAGACACGGGACTCTTTTTCTAGGAACTGCTGCGTCCAGCAGTTTTTTATTTTCTGCTTTTATAGTAAATGTCTGGCGGAATAGTTCAGCTAGTCGCCACGGGCGCCCAGGACACTTGGCTGACTGGGAAGCCTGAAATTTCCTTTTTTCGTTCAAATTACAAGAGGTACACTCACTACGCACTGAGTACAGAGCGTCAGATTATTCAGGGGAACCCTACAGCCGGAAGCATCTCCACGATTCGCTTCGAGAAAAAGGGAGATCTGCTGAGCTACGTGTATTTCATCGGCAAGGATACGACCGGGGCCCTGATTCCCGGCATCGACTGGTCCAAGGTTGTTGACAAGATTGAGCTTCTGATCGGCGGCCAGGTTGTGGACACTCAGGACATTACATGGATGACGCAGATCGAGCCAGTCACGGGGGCGCAGAACTACAGCCAGCGGTACCTGAACAACGACCTGACGGGTCTGACGAATGTCATCAACGGCTTTTTGCCTCTCAAGTTTTTCTTCTGCAAGGACTGGTCGGTGAGTTTGCCTCTAGTGGCCCTGCAGTACCACGACGTGGAGCTTCGGATTACATGGAGCCCTAACCTTGGGTACCGTGTAGGATATGAGCTCTACGGTTTCGCGTCGACTTTTACTCCAACACAGACTACGGGTGTTACAGTGTCAACATCACCCACAATTGGTTCCCAAGTGGCGGCGATTGCCCTGGGCGGAGCAACAACAGCATCAGTAGCAAACCCAATAACCACTGGTGTTGTTCAAAACTCCTCTTTCACGGTGACAATTGGTGCTACTGGCGGTGTTGCCGGCACGAAATTTCAGGCGAATCCATTCCAGTATTCGGCCGCAACTGGCGCCATTTTGCCCGGAATGACTTTCACGGTCGCATCACAGACGCTTACTGTTCTGTCCGTCACTCCTTCAGCCCCGGGAGCCACCTCTGGAACTCTCACGGGTTTTTTCGGAACAACAGCGCCAAACGCCACCAACCCCCTGGCGCCAGCGACTGGCCTACAGGTGCAGGCACAGACCACGGGGACGACTACGGCCGATGGTACTTCTTTCTCTCCAGCGACCATCACAGTTGGTGTTCAGTCCTACACTGGAACCCTGACGGTGACAGCAGGAGCGGCTGCCATCGCCGTCAACTCTATAGTGACGACCAACGCCCCCACTGGCACGGGTGCAACCTATTTCTATGTCTCGGCCATTACATACTCAACTGTTACTGCCGCAACGGCAACTATCACGGCCATAGGATCAATAACTGCAGTCGGTTTTGGAAATTTCATCCAGTCTGGTCTCGTCTTCACTCCTTGGTACCCAGTTCTCAATATGGCCATAGGAGCGGCCACAGGTACCGTGGCTCCTAATCAGACTATTGTCGGTCTCAAGACCCTGGCGAACAACGGGGGACTAACTGTAAATACTGTTTATTCATCGAGTTATATTACCGTGAACAACCTAGGCGCGCCGACGGGCGTAAACGCGGCCGGAGACTCGCCAGCTACAGTGAATGGACGCGTGGACAGCGTGGGCCTCCACTACATTCCAGGTAAGTACGTTGTCGCAACTGCCTCGGCTGCTTCGTCGGCCTTGGTCCAGGCAGGCCCCGTCGTGACTCAGGCTGCCACTTATACGGGAACGCAGCTTGCTCTTAGCAACTATGTTCAGAACGGATCTACGATACCTACTTCGGGTGGTCTCCCGAGTGGAGCTTCTCTTCTTTTATATAACGCAGCGGGGACTGTTGCATCAATTTCAAACGCCTATATACAGTCTGGTTTTGTCGCCAATGTTCCAGTTGCTGGAAACTTGAGCATAACCAATATTCCGGCTGGAACAGCCCCAATCGTCTTTGCCCCAGGCACTACGTATTCTTATCCAGCCATGACGGGAGGTACGACTCTCGTCATCACTCTTTCGCAGGCTCCAATATCTGGAACAATAGCAACTGGTTCAGCTTCAAGCTATACAATCCCGTTCTATGCGTTCGCAGGTTTTCCAAACACAACGACTCCTTACATTTCTGCGGTGAGCTCTCAGACGAGCTTTACAGTCACGATTGCCGCCTCCACAATATCCGGAATCCTCGCAACAGCAGGCTACATCAGCTACACGGCCGCCTCGACAACGACAGTCATCACTCAGTACACACAAGTTGTGGTTGTCCCGGCCGTCTCGGCAAGTGCACAGCTGGTCGCCGCCCAACCTGTTGAGGACCGCGGCGGCTCGGCCATCATTTCCCTCGGTGCTCTCATAGGCACTACTCCCATTGCCGTTGGACAAGCGGTTATTGGAACGCAGTACGCTGGACCTGTAACTGTCTCGGCAGTTATTAACCAGAACGTATCCGCACTTGGAACCGGGACAGCCCTCATCGAGGTGAATTTCCCAACACAATCGACTACAGTAAACACACAAACTGGCGCGGGCACCCTCATACAGTTCGTCGACCCCACGCCAGGATCTCTCGGAATCAACCCACTTGTTACTTATAACAACTTAGGGTTCAACGGAACCTACCAGCAGCTTCAATACGAGGCCTGGTGCAGCTACCTGTACCTTGATGCTGCCGAGCGCGAGTACTTTGCCTCGACCCCAATGGATATGATAGTCACTCAGGTCAACCGCGTTCCAATCAACCCCCTGATGACCCACGAGATCAACCTTGCCCACCCCGTCAAGTTCCTGGCCTTCCAGTCCAACAGTTACGCGACAGCTTACGCGACCCAGGGCACGTCTGGCATCTCCGCTGCTTCATATCAGTTCAAAGTTCAGCTCAACGGCGTGGATGTCGGTGACTCCCGCTCGCTCTTCCAGTGGCAGGATGTTCCCCAGTACTACCACACTCCCTTTGGCTACAAGGCGGCCACAGGAACAGCCCCGGTGACTCTCATCAGTTACTGCCTCGACACATCCAAGCTCCAGCCGACAGGGACACTCAACTTTTCCCGTCTCGATTCGTACCGGATCATCACCCCGAGCGGATCCACGCTTGCCCAGATTGCAGGGGGCACCTCAGGCTACATTTACGCTATGAATTACAATATTCTGCGTATTCAAAAGGGCATGGGATCTATGCTCTACAGTAGTTAAATCCGAGGGGGCGACCCGGCCAAAACTTATAAGCAAAGAGTAGGAATGGCTCTCCTCCGGCTTCTCGAGAAACGTGTCCGGGCCCACGTTTACCTGAGCTGTATGAAATGGGAAGAAATAAAAAAGGTCCTTAACAGACATGTCCCGACCCTCAAGTCCATTCAGGTTCTCAAACTAGGGACGACAAAACTCAAAGACAGCGAAGAATATTTTATCCTCTGTGATGAATACAATTGGCACGAGGATAAAATAGTAGAAAAGGCCCGAGAGGATCTAAAAAAAGAATTTACAAAAAAACTTCCTAAACATTTGGATTCTACAATGAAAAGTATATTTGTTAAAAGTATATGTGGATAGAGGCCCTCAACATCCTTCTCCTGATTTACGTCCTCAGGTGGGTCCGAGGTCTGGCCAAGTGCGACTGTGCCAAGGGACTCAGCCGAGACTACATGCAATTCTTTTTCTCAGCCGGACTCGTCTTCCAGTTTGCACATCTCTTGGGTCTTTCTCACCTCTTGAATTGGCCCATGACTGCTCTGGCGGTCGTATACGGTTTCGTCGCCCTTCGATACATAAAAATTGAAAAAAATAAAAATTGTGAATGTTCGGGCCGGGTCCTCACGCCTCAATTCTTCTGGCTCACGACCGCCCAAACTTCTTGGGCTCTTTTACAAATATTTCTCGGCTAATAATAAAAAATGTTTAAAAACTTTTTGGCAGAATTTCTAGGAACCTTCCTGCTCGTCACGGCCATCCTCTTCACCGGGAAGCCCCTGATTATCACGGCCGGGTTTCTCTTGGCCATCTCTATGATCGGGCCTCTGTCAGGAGGTCATATAAATCCGGCCGTCTCCTTCGTCATGGCCATCAAGGGAGACCTTCCCATGAGCAAGCTCCCTGTATACATTCTGGCCCAACTTATGGGAGCGTACACGGCCCTCGTCGTCTTCCGCGGCGTGAAGAGGGCGACTTAATTGACGGTCGAGAGCGGTCGTAAGTTCATCAACAGTCTCCCAGGCCGAACGGCACTCGGGAGTATCCTCAAAATTAAAACAAAGGTTTTGGGCGTGCTTGATAGCATGCTTTACGTCACTTGTTTTGATTCTGTGTCTCCTAGGTAGGCTCATGTGACTCATTTTATTTTTAAAAGTTTATTGTCTTTACTTGCGCATCATGACGAAAACAATGAATAGAATGGTCAAAATAATGAGGGCGAAATTCATTGGAGGACTGTCAAGGACCTTGCGCTCGACCATCGGACTCAGGGTCATGGCATCTGCGAGATTGACGCCCGGGAAACTTTGGGTATTCAGGTACATTGACTGCCCGAATGAAGAAGGCGATAAAGTATTCGCGCCCAGGCCAGTGTTAAAGCTCTCGGTCATATAAGTTCCTGGGACCATGAAGTCCTCGTAGTCCTCGTAGTCCTCGTAGTCCTCGTAGTCCTCGTAGTCCTCGTAGTCCTCGTAGTCCTCTCCATATTTCGAGACGCGGCCCCCTCCAGTTCCACACTTGCGTTTGATACTCGCTTTATGGCACTTGAGTTTTTTATTTTTTTTCCTTTTATTTTTATAAGCAGTAGAGCCACATACATCGGGTGCTTTGTAGCACGGGCCCTTTGAATCACGAAGACCCCCTCCTTTCTTCCTCTTGGCTCCGCCGCCGCGCCGCCGCCGCCGCGCCGTCTTGCCGCCGCCCCCGTCTCCGCCCATACTAGGCATATTTGGAACTCCTGGAGAACTAATCATGGCACCCATAATTAATATACTCGGAGAAAAAAATGGTCCTGTGTCCTGAGAAGGCCTAAAGCCTGGCCAACCTCTAAGAAAAATGGCGCCTCGTGTCACGATCAAAGCGAGCGATGTGGCCTCCTGTATTGGCCTCAACCCATTCAAGCCCGCGTCTGAAGTACGCGACGAGCTCTGGAAAAAATACTGGCCTGAGACGTTCGAAGGCCTGACGAAGCGTGAAGAAGCCCGGGCTTCCCTGGCAAAATCTTCTGAGGCCCAAAAGGTTCTGGCTGAGGCCGTCTCCTTCAGGGCCAAAGACTCGGCAGAGGCGCAGACAAATTACGAAAAGGCCAAAAAGGAGATTGAAAAGGATACGACTCTGGCCATGGAGGACAAAAAGAAGGTCATAGAGCACCTGAGATCCGAGTGCTACACGACACACGGAACTCGGTCCGAAGACAAGACGGCCGACAAGGTCACCGAGGAGACTGGCACGACACTCGTCAGGGACAACGCTTTCTATACTCTGCCTTTGCTGGAGACAGAAGACGGAACAACCTTTTTCGTGACGGGAAAGATTGACAGGATAGAGGTGGGTCCTGATGGAAGTAGAACTCTGGTAGAAATCAAGAACAGAACAAGATGTCTTTTTGGAAAACTCAGAGAGTACGAGAATGTGCAGATACAGGTCTACCTGCAGATGCTCGGTCTAACAAAAGCAAAGTTGATCGAGCAGTACAACAATACGACGGGAACCTTGCTCGTCACGCGCGATGAAGAAATATGGGACAATGAGATTTGGCCAGGGCTTTTAGATTTTGCCACAAAATTGCACGCTCTGGCTACGCTGAATAGTAACTGAACCATCGAATAGTTTGTCGACTGTAATTGTAAAAACTTCGTCAGAATCAATGTCCCTTACGAGAAACTCGCCAGCCCCTAGGTCAAACTCCTCAACCTCACACGTCAGAAAGCGCGTCTTATTCTTCTTCTTCATGGAAATTGTGATTGTCCGCCCAATCAGACTCTCAAACATCTCCTCGTAAATGTCCAGCGACTTGTGCATTTCCTCATTCTCGCGAACTAACTCGACGACTGCAGTAATGGTCTCCATTTCTATTTTCTCAGGGCTCTAGTTTTTTATGTAGCCACACAGTAAGAATGCGACGTAACCTGAAGATCCTTCTGGCTGTCGCCGTTCTCCTTCTCCTGTGGAGATCTACGAGCGGATACACAAACCCTATCTGGCTCCCGGGCAACGAACGCGTGTGTCCAGGCTGCGTCAAGCAGGCTCGTGAACACAAGAACAGAGACCTGACTTTTTCTTTCATCAACCCTTGGCAGACGGTCGATAATAAAGTTGCGTACTATTAATGATGCGCACGGCGGCACTCGCGGCTCTGGCCCTCGTTGTGCTCTTTATTTTCTTGAGAAGTTCGAGCGGGTACAACCAGACGGTTATTTTTGGTTCGCCCTCGTGCGGGTGGTGTAAGAAACAACTGGCCTACATGAACTCCAAAGGTCTACCTTACCATTTTGTAGATTGTAATACACAATTCTGCCCCGACTTTGTCAACGGGTACCCTACAATGATTGTAAATAATAAAATTACATACGGATATAGAGAAATATGAGTGTAAAAAACATCATTCTTCTGTCTTTTGCCGAAGTCTTTGGGGACTTTGGGTACAAGGCGTTCGCCAGAACCGGGACCAAGGCATCCTTTGCTCAAGGATCTCTTGGGTACGTCGCAGTTATTTATTTTTTGATAAAAAGTCTCAAAGAAGGGAACGTTCTTTATGTGAATGGTATGTGGGACGGTATTTCAGCGATTATAGAATCTGTGGCTGCCTATCTCATTCTAGGGGAGAGACTCAACAGACCGAGTGAATATGCGGGACTTGTTTTTATCATAGCAGGAATACTTATGTTACACGCTCCAGCAGGTTCTATACCATACTAAACACAAAACTGATTGTGTACCATTCGTCCGGCCGCGCCCTGCACCTCTTTCCCGCCTGCGCCCCTCTCTCTATTCTTGGGTACTTGGTCGCCATCTCCTTCTTCGGCTCGTCCATCCACGCCGTCTTGTTCAGATGCCGGTCAGAAAAGTACTCGTCCGTCTCCATCAGCCAGTACTCGAGCTCCTCGGCAGAAACCTCAAAGGAAAGCAGGTATCTGGCAGTCTTCTCAATGTCCATCAGATCCTCCATAAGTCCCTCGAGGACCATCTTACGGAGTCTCTTCGACCGGACCCCCTCGCAAAACTCAAAGGCTTCTTCGATCGCCTCCATGCGAGCCTGGTCGATAACCTCTTCGCATCTGGTCGTCCAGGCTTCGGCGTCCCACTGCTCCTTGACTTTTGCAAACCCCTTGAAATACATAGGCCGCCTACACATTGGGCAGCCGGTGCCGGTTCCCTTGAGGTACCACGTCTTGATACACCCGGTACAGAACGAGTGACCGCAGGTCAGCTTGCAGAACGAGCCAGACTCACAGTAGCACACGGAGCACTCCATTGCTACTATTTGCAAATCTTTGTTTTCGTAAAGGTCGAGGAAACTTTGGCCCTTCTCTTGGACACAGAACTTCTTTCTTCCCTTGATATAGAGATTTCGTCTCAGCTTAGAGTAAGATGATGTCCCCGCCTCGCCCTCGCATAAAAACACTCGATCGCCCCCAACCCTCCTTTTATACACTCCACAGCAAGCCAAACACCGCCTTTACAATGAAATTGTCAGAAGAGTCAAGGACATCTGTAGTAGGATTCAAGACATGGGACAGTGCTTATTTTATCGGTCAAATGGTCGAAACAAATTACAATGTCAACCGCGAGTGGCCAAATACTGACGTCACCTCGGGGAAACTGTACTTGCCAAAGGCCAAGACCGACATGGAACTTTCTATTCTTGTTATTCATGAATGGGAATTTGAAGATTTGAAATTGTACTGTACGAGTAATCTACTAGATATGATTTCGGTAGATGAAATCACATCTGGTGATGGAACATTTTCCTTTTCAGGACAACGGTACGAATTTATTGCCCCGGCCGAATTTTATCAAGAGAGATTTAACCAGATTTTAGCATTGGAACTATAGCCTCACCCCCAAGGACAGCCTTGGCGTACTTGGCACACAAGACAAAGTTGATATGGGGCCAGTCGAGAGCCTCGGTTTGTGAAACCTTGATTTTCATGGGGTTTGTATTGATCTCTTTGGCCAGATCGACCATGACGTTCGGGTCCAGCTTGATATCTAGCATCTTCTGGAGCCACGAAACGTGCTTCTGATCATTCGCGTCAAAGGCATCTACAAACTTCTGCGTAATAGTCTTGGACATTTTAATAAAAGTATTTTTTGTTTTTAAGTCGTCTTGAGAGGAGAGGGAACGGCGCCCGACGTGTTTGCCGCCACGGGAAGAGATCCCGGAACTGCTGATATGCCCGCCGGATTCACGACTGGTACGACTGTTGGAGTAGTGCCCATGGGCATGAGAGCCGGGTTGGGGATAGTCCCGGGTGGTAGGGGCTGGACCATCGGCGGAGTATCTACGGCCGGAACTGACTTCCAGATCGCCTTGGCATTTCCGATTGTCTGGGTCCAAAGACCCGCGCTAAAAAACTTGGTCCATTGTCTACTGATAGTCCTCCAAAGTCCTGTGAAGAATAGAAATATAGAAAGTATCAAAAAAATAAATCCCCAATTTGCCATGGTTGACCCGGTAGACTCCCCGAAGCTTATAGTCATAGCCATTACTCTAGGCTCTTAAAAAATTCACGGACGGCCACACCCGCAGTACTTTTCCTCTTTCTTGCTACACGAGCGAAAAAACCAGATGGCCAAAATAAAAAATAGAAAAAGGAGCAGCAACTTCATCTTACTCATAATCCTCATTTTCTTCTGGCTCCTCCTCTTCGTACTCTTCTTCTTCTTCATCGGTCGGTTCATCCTCGTCATCTTCGGTGTCTTCGTCCTCGTCCGAAGAATCTGGGACGTAGTCAGAGTCGGGGTCGCCCTTGACCCACGCACCTTCACTCACTCGTGTGTAACCAAGATCCTCCTCATCGTCTACACCGAGCCACTCGGCCACAGAATCGTCATCGACTTCGTAGGTTTCTGTTTCGTACCTGTGTATGAGGCGACCATGATCATCCTCTTCAGATTCCGAGCTAAGATATCGTATAGTGTATACTGGACCTTCTGCCGAAGAAAAGATTTTCGCCAGAAGAGCCTTGGGTTTCTTCTGGCCGACGTTGGTCCAGACACGCACAAGACTCATTGAGAGTTTCTAATAAATCTTTTTTAAGTCATTTTACGCGGCACACCTTTGTTCTTGCGCGTGGCCCGTACTGGCTTCATGCCGAAAAGAGCCGCCAGACCCATGTTGCCCCCTGGACTCACGAGGTGCTTCCTGGGGCGGCCCCGGCCACGCTTAGCCTTGGGACTAAAGAGACGAGCCAGATTTCCAGCGTGAACTCCCGCACGGACTCCGCGAGCCTTTCCACGGTTGGATCGAGGCTTGCGGGTAGCAAGCTTACGGATCTTTGTGGGTACGCGCGCGCTGGAGTTGTGGGCCACACGGATCGTACCTCCAGGACTCTTAACGTAGTGAGCCTTGGGGTTATAGACCTTTTTGCCACCGTCAGACACTGCTACATATTTCCCATCCGCGGTCATGTGAATAACGCGGCGCTTGGAGTTTAGGAACTTCGTCGGGTGGTGGGGAACTGCTTTACGGCCTGCCATTTGGTACTATTACAAAATATATTTTATAAATAAAGATGTTGTCATAGGTTAGTGGATATGAAAGGAACTATATATATAATAGGCAATCTAGAAACTGGGAAAAAATATATAGGTCAGACGACTCGAGAACTTCATGTTCGATTTCAGGAGCACTGTGGTTCGAGTAATACATCAGTGAGTCCTTTGCTCAAAAATTCTATAAAAAAATATGGAAAAGATTACTTTTATATGGAACCTTTATGGCAGTCTGACAACTATACTCAAAAAGAACTCGATGACAAGGAAAGGGAACTCATCAAAGAGCACAATACAATTTCTCCGAATGGATATAACCTTACAGAAGGGGGGAGTGGGGGGAGACACTCGGCTGAAACAAAACAACTATTGTCGGAAATATCTAAAAATATGTGGGCCGAGAAAAGAGAAGCGATGATCGAAAAGAGACGCCATCAATGGACTAATGAAAGAAGGGCCAATCTATCTGTTACACTGAAACAACGCTATATAGACCATCCAGAGATGCGCATAAAAAAGAAACCTTCAGCAAAACTTCCACTTGTGTCCACAGGCCTTGCAGGTAGCGTAAGTTGTCTGTAGGAAGAGTTAGAAAATAAAGCAACACGAAGACTAGGAAAAAACGCACCATAGGTTCATCGGCCGAACGCGTCTGGAGCTGGTAGTAGGTCGTCTTGAGGCTCTTGCACCGTCCGCACTTGAGAATTCCTTCGTATCCCTCTTCCTCCTTTCGAATCTCCTCCAACCGCATGTCCTTCTCCTTGATAGAAAACTGCATTTGAGAACAGGGGCCGGCCGGCCAAAGGATATCAGCCGGAGTCGTCACGAGCTCCATCGATTTGAGCTCCTTTTCAAATATTCTGTGCTGAA